TTTCAAACCGATACAAGATGGTATGGATCGACCAAAAACCGAACTGGCCTACCGAGTACCTGCATCCAAGCTTACTAGACGAAACATCACGAGTACGAGTGAAAGGCCCGAGGAGCTCACAGGGTTGGACACCACCATCGACTGGAAGAATACAGGTGACAACTCCTACGACGGTGAGAAACTCAAACTCCTCGTCCACGATGAGTCGGGCAAGTGGGAGAAGCCAAACAACATCCTCAACAACTGGCGTGTTACGAAAACGACACTAAGGTTAGGTAGTAAAATTGTTGGTAAATGTATGATGGGGTCAACATCTAATGCGTTAGACAAAGGTGGTGATAACTTTAAAAAACTATATATAAACTCTGATGTTACAAAAAGAAACAGAAATGGACAAACAAGCTCAGGTCTCTATTCTTTGTTCATACCTATGGAATGGAACTACGAAGGATTCATTGATTCTTATGGATTACCTGTATTCGACACACCAGAAACAGAGGTTGAAGGACCTTATGGAGATTTTATAGATGTAGGTATTTTAGAGCATTGGCAAAACGAAGTTGATGGTTTAAAAAATGATCAAGACGGTTTAAATGAATTTTACCGTCAGTTTCCAAGAACAGAAGATCATGCTTTTAGAGATGAAACTAAAGGAAGTATATTTAATTTAACAAAAATATACGAACAAATAGATTTTAATAGCGATATAAATAAATCATCTTTAGTTACAAGAGGTAATTTTTCTTGGGTAAACGGAGTTAAAGATACTAAAGTAAATTTTTATCCTGATTTAAACGGTAGATTTTTAGTTAGTTGGGTGCCTAATATAGAGCAGCAAAATAGAGTTACTATAAAAAACGGCACAAAATATCCAGTTAATGAGCACATGGGTGCTTTTGGTTGTGATAGTTATGATATATCAGGAACTGTTGATAAAAAAGGTTCAAAAGGTTCTTTGCATGGACTTACTAAGTTTAGTATGGAAGATGCACCGCCTAATCACTTTTTTTTAGAATATATAGCTAGACCGCAAACTTCAGAAATGTTTTTTGAAGATGTATTAATGGCATTAGTATTTTATGGTATGCCTTTATTGTGCGAGAATAATAAACCTAGATTACTATATTATTTAAAAAGAAGAGGTTATAGAGGTTTTAGTATGAATAGACCTGATAAAACATGGAATAAATTATCATCTGCAGAAAAAGAAATAGGTGGTATACCTAATTCAAGTGAAGACATAAAACAAGCTCACGCTGCTGCTATAGAAAGTTACATACAACAATATGTTGGTCAAAAAGAAGATTTAACTTTTGGTGATATGTATTTTAATAATACACTAAATGATTGGTCAAAGTTTGATATAAACAATAGAACAAGGTTTGATGCTACTATAAGTAGTGGTTTAGCTATAATGGCTTGTAATAAAAATTTATATAAACCAAAACCAGATAAAACATTAACAAAAGTAAACTTTGGATTTACTAAATATAATAACAAAGGAATAACATCGAAAATAATACAATAAATGGCATTATTAAACACAACAAAAACATCTTTTCCAAGTCACGCTGTTTCTGATATAGAAAAAGCAGGTGAAGATTATGGCTTGCAAGTTGCAAATGCCATAGAAAATGAGTGGTTTAAAAAAGATAGTGGTTCTACTAAGTACTATAATTCTAGACAAAGATATAATAATTTAAGATTATATGCTAGAGGTGAACAGTCTGTACAAAAATATAAAGACGAGTTATCAATAAACGGTGACTTAAGCTATTTAAATTTAGACTGGAAACCAGTACCTATTATACCCAAGTTTGTTGACATAGTTGTAAATGGTATGTCAGAAAGATCTTATGATTTAAAAGCTTTTTCACAAGATCCATCTTCTGCAAAACAAAGAACAGACTATGTTAAGTCAATGTTAAGCGATATTAAAAATAAAGAGTGGAAAGCTCAAATAGAAGAAAAATTAGGAAGAGTAGCTTTTGAAAACGATCCAGCTCAATTACCTGCAGACGAAGCAGAACTTTCGTTACACATGCAGCTTAATTATAAACAAGGTATTGAAATAGCTGAAGAAGAAGCTATAAACAATGTAATGGATTTAAACGATTATGATTTAATAAAAAGAAGATTAGATTATGATATTGCAGTATTAGGTATATCTTGTGTTAAAAACGAGTTTAATACAGCTGAAGGTATAAAAATAAAATATGTAGATCCAGTTGAAATAGTTTATTCTTACACTGATTCACCTTATTTTGAAGATCTTTATTATGTTGGTGAGATAACTAAAATATCAATACCTGATCTTAAAAAACGTTTTCCAAGTTTATCAGATGAAGATATAAAAGAGATAGAAGATAAAAGTACAGGTGGTGAAACCATGAGTCAAATACATAAAGAACCTGGTTTTGCACATATATTAAATTTTGAATATAAAACTTATAAAAATCAAACTTATAAAATTAAACAAACATCTACTGGAGCTGATAAGGCGTTAGAAAAAGATGATACATTTAATCCACCAAAAGACTCAAGGGCAAGATTTGAAAAAGTTGATAGAGCTATTGAAGTTTTATATTGTGGAGCTAAAATAATAGGTCTTAGTAAAATGTTAGACTGGGGTATGGCTGAAAATATGACTAGACCTAAATCGGATATAACTAAGTGCCATATGTCATATCAAATAGTTGCACCAAGAATATATAAAGGTAGACCTGAGTCTCTTGTTGGTCGTATGATGAGCTTTGCTGATATGATACAATTAACACATTTAAAATTACAACAAGTGTTAAGTCGTATGGTGCCTGATGGTATTTACATGGATGCTGATGGTTTAGCTGAAATAGATTTAGGTAACGGAACTAATTACAATCCACAAGAAGCATTAAACATGTATTTTCAAACTGGTAGTGTTATTGGTAGATCTATGACTCAAGACGGTGATTTTAATCATGGTAAAGCTCCAATACAAGAAATACAATCAAGTAGCGGTAATGCTAAAATAGCTAGTTTAATAAATAGCTATAATTATTATTTACAAATGATTAGAGATGTTACTGGATTAAATGAAGCTAGAGATGGTAGTAAACCAGACAGTAACGCTTTAGTTGGTGTACAAAAACTAGCTGCAGCTAATAGTAATACTGCAACTAGACATATATTACAAGGAGGTTTATATCTTACATTAAAAACAGCTGAGTGTATATCTCTTAGAATATCTGATGTTTTAGAATACTCTAATACAAAAAATCAATTTATAAATTCTTTAGGTAGGTTTAATGTAGCTACTTTAGAAGAAATATCAAATTTACATTTACATGATTTTGGTATATTCTTAGATTTACAACCAGATGAAGAAGAAAAACAATTGTTAGAAAACAATATACAAATGTCTCTTCAAAAAGAACAAATAGATTTAGAAGACGCTATAGATATTAGAGAGATAAAAAATCTTAAATTAGCAAATCAAATGCTAAAAGTTAAGCGTAAGAAAAAACAAGCTAGAGATAGAGCTATGCAGATGCAAAATATTCAAGCTCAAACACAATCAAACACTCAAGCTGCTGAAGCTGCTGCTGCTGCAGAGATGCAAAAAGAACAAGCAATAGCTCAAACTAAAGTTCAAGTTGCTGAAGCTCAAAAGAATTTTGATTTAGAAAAGATGCAAGTAGAGGCACAAATTAAGCTTCAATTAATGGAAAAAGAATTTATGTTAAACCTTAGACTTAATGATAGTCAAAAACAAGTGATTAAAGATAAAGAAAAGTATAAAGAAGATCGTAAAGATGAAAGAACTAGAATACAAGCTAGTCAACAATCTGAAATGATTCAACAAAGAAAACAAAACCTACCAGCTAAAAAGTTTGAGTCAGCTGGCTTTGACAATTTAGGTGGTTTTGACTTGGAGCAATTTGAGCCAAGATAATTTTTAACTATTTAATTATATTATATTATGGAAGATAATAAAACACAAGAGGTGGAAAACACCGAAGTATTAAGTGAAGGCGGAGATATGAAAGTATCTACACCTGAAACAAAAGAAGAAAAACCTAGTAAGCCATCAGCTAAACAAGAAGATGGGTCTTATAAGGTTGATTTAAAACAAAGTTCAACTAATAAAACTAATAACGATGCCTTACGGGAAGAAAAGCAAGATGACAAAAAAAGTAATGAAAAAGAAAAGCAAGTCGAAAAAGAAGAAAAAGTAGACACTGTTCTTGAAGAAGTTACTGATACGGTCTCAGAAGAACCTGTTGTTGAAAAACAAGAAGTTAAAGAAGAGCCCGTTATAGAAAATATTAAAGAAAAAACTCCAGAAGTGGAACTACCAGAAAACGTTGATAAGCTTGTAAAGTTTATGAACGAGACTGGTGGAACTATTGAGGATTACGTTAAACTCAATACGGATTACTCTAAACTAGATGATAGCGACTTATTAAGAAGTTATTATCAACAAACCAAAGGTCATTTAACCGGAGAAGAAATTGAATTTTTAATTGATGATAAATTTAATTTTGACGAAGAAGTAGATGAACCTAAGGAAATTAAACGTAAAAAGCTTGCTTATAAAGAAGCGGTAGCAGAAGCTAGAGATGCTTTAGAAACAACTAAGAAGAATTATTACGATGACATCAAGTTAGGGTCAAAGTTACTTCCTGAGCAACAAAAAGCGCTAGATTTTTTTAATCGCTATAATAAAGAGCAAGAACAAGCAAATGAACTACAGCAAAAAGCTAAAACACATTTCGACAAAGAAACTGATAAAGTTTTTAATGAGGATTTCAAAGGTTTTGATTTTCAAGTTGGAGACAAGAAATATCGTTTCAACGTAAAAGATGTGGCAAAGACAAAAGAGTTTCAAAGCAATGTATACAATATTATAAACCCTTATATAAAGGATAATATGTTACAAAAAGCTGGTGAATATCACAAAACCCTTTTTGCAGCATCAAACGCTGACGCTATAGCTAATCATTTTTACGAACAAGGAAAAGCAGACGCTATTAAAAGTATGACTTCTGAAGCCAAAAATATTAAAATGGACAGAAAAACTGATACTGGTGCAGATGTAAAAACCTCTAACGTTAGATTAGTTAGCGGAGACGATAGTTCTAAGCTTAAATTTAAACTTAAAAACTATTAATTAACATTTTAAACTTACAAATATGGCAAGTGCAAATTTTTCGATCGGTACATCCGGTCTAGTAAGCCCTAATGCTATCAAGCAAGTAACTACTGGATCTTATTTAGATTTAGCTAGTTCTGCTGGACAGGGTTGGGCACAGCAGTATTTACCAGAATTGTATGAAGCAGAAATCGAGAGATATGGAGACAGAACTATCGGTAGCTTCTTACGTATGGTAGGTGCTGAAATGCCTATGCAATCTGATCAAGTAGTTTGGTCTGAGCAAGGTAGATTACATATAGCTTATAAAGCTACTATTAACACTGGTACTGGTGTAATAACAGCTGGATCTTTTAAAGATATTGATAACCAATCTGGTGCTTCAATAGCCCACATCTTGAGAGAAGGTCAAAACGTTTTAGCTCAGGTAACAACTGGGTCTGACGTTGTGGTTCTTCCATGTCAAGTTGTTGGTGCTCCTTCAAACCTTACTGCTGGTGCTGGTACTGCAACTTTAAAACCTTATGAATATGAAAACCTAGATGATCATGCTTCTATTGCTACTGCTTCTACAGCGGTAATTAAGCTTTTCGTAACTGGTTCTGATTTTGGTAAAGGTTCAGGTGCTATGGTTAACGCTGTTCAACCAGAATTCAAATCTTTCAGCAATTCACCAATTATCATTAAAGATAAATACGAAGTATCAGGATCTGATGTTTCTCAAATTGGTTGGGTTGAAATTTCTGGAGAAGATGGTCAAAACGGTTATCTATGGTATTTAAAAGCTGCTGGTGACACAAAGAAAAGATTCGAAGATTACTTAGAGATGTCTGTTATTGAAGGTGTTTCTAAATCAACTTCAGGATCTGTTTCTACTGCTACTGGTAATGGTACAGAAGGTTTATTCCAAGCTATCGAAGATAGAGGATTAGTTTCTGATGCTGGTATTTTTGACGGTGCTTCTGATGATTTAGCTGATTTTGATGTATTATTAAAAGAACTAGATAAGCAAGGTGCTATTGAAGAAAACATGCTTTTCTTAGATAGATCTGCTAACTTAGCTTTTGATAATATGT